TGTCAACGCATGTCGATGATGAAATGGCAGAGATGTTTTTTAAGCACAGCATGTGCCGCGTACCTAACAAGACAAGTACATTCAAATGGAATGAACGCATGTTAGATGCACTCATGTCATGCTGGTACAGCGACAAGTCTAAGCTAGGCTCAAACAAATGGGCTTTGTATAATGCTTGTACCTATTGGGCTAGTCATACCAGTGAGTCACGTTCACCAGCTAATACACAACGGTTGCGTGACAATCAGCTAGCCAAGGTATTCAAGAAAGCTAACTGGCATAGCGTTTAATCGCAAAGCGTAACCGCCCCGCCCCACATAAGGCAGGGGGCGGTTGCGCCTTGCTTCAACAATGGGAGAATCATAATGAAAATATCATTTATCAACCAAGTCAAAGATGTTCAACGATCATTGGCTTTACTTAATGAACGTGCGTCAGAAGAACAGTCGCAGTTCAGCTATCAAATACAACAGGCAATGTGGTCTATAGACAGAGTCGCATCAACATATGATGAAGTTCTTGGTCGTGACTCTGTTGAAGATCAATCATATCGCCCACCTTTGAAGGAGGTATAGACATGCCACTTATGCAACAGCGTCATTACGAATATCTTGCGGACAACGTAGCCCCATTGATGGCTTGGCCTAGTGCTATTGTAGCTATGGCTGAGGAGTTGAAGGCTACCAATCCAAAGTTCAACAAAGAAAAGTTTCTTAAACGTGCCATTGCCGCATGGGAGAAAGCCAATCCAGTAGAGGATATTGATGATGATATACCGTACTAAGATCACTGGTCGCACTGTATGTGAGGAGTACGTACAGTGTGACGATTGCGGTCAGCAATATTTCCAAGCAAATGTTGTTGATGTTTGCACACATTGTAAGTCAGATGCCTTTACTAGCTATCAAAGATTCACTGTTTATCAAACTGTAAATGCAAAGAATCTACAAGATGCAATAGATACTGCGTTTGATATAGGTGAATGGGAAACTATGGAAGGCTCAATAGTTATTGAAACAAAGGAAGGAACCACAACGATATGACTAGAAAAAAAACAGATACATCATGGGTTAATAATATGTCTATAGAAGATTTAACAAATGAAATGCACGAAACAATTGTGTCTGTTCATGAGTGTATAAATAAACAAAACATAGAAACACAAGCTTTTATAGATAAAGATTGCGAATATGGTCTGGCAATACCAAGTTTAATTGCACGTATTCGTTGGCAAATGACAAGAGAAGTTATGGATTCTATGAAAAAAGTAGAAAACAAATACAAAGAAAAGGTAGGAGAACCAAATGAATGATCTATTCGACACGCCAGCGTTCAAGTTGGTACGCAATGATGACCCAAGTACAAGTCATGATGCGGCAGAAAAACTAAATGTTGGCAAGATGGAACGTATAGTTCTTGCCGCCATAACATCTTTTGCAGATAAAGGATGTATATCTGATGACGTTTTAGATATTATTCCTAACCACAGATACAGCACAGTCACAGCTAGATACAAACAACTTAAAGAAAAAGGTTTGATCTTTGTAGATCATCGCAAACGCAAAGGTACATCAGGCAGACAACAGCTAGTAATGTGGTCAAAAGAATTTTACAAGCCAGAGGAGTAAGCTATGGGCAAGTATGTACTACATAAAGATGTAAGAAATTATTGCAAAACAACTGCTGGTTTATCGCATACAAAAAGCGATGCGCTAAGACAGAAGCAAGACAGGGAAGGCTGGGAAAAAGTAGCCGCGTCTTTACCTGATGATGCTTTTGCAGATGATGTTGTTGTTGATGATCGTCATGGAACTGTAAGCCGTAAGGTAACAATCGTTGAATCTAGCTTGTGGCATTATGATTAACTTGACAATCACTGCGTTGATGCAGATGATGTGTCCATGCTTAGTTATATGGATACACTCAAAGAAATGTCTGCAAGTGCAAACGTCAGTCTAAAGAAGGCGTTTGTACATGCTGGGGTACGCGACTCTACTTACTATAGAGCAAAGCAGGGTCGTGACCTTAGACATAGCACTGCATTATTAGTGGAAGCATCGATTGGAAAACTTTCAGCACTTCAAGAGCGACGTGCAAGTTCCAGATAGTTACCAAGATTTAATATCTACAATGGTAGCTAGACGTAACGAATTAAATATGTCGCAAGAAGAACTAGCTCACAGGATAGGATGCGCTAAGTCTTTGATTCACAAGTGGGAAAGATACAAACGAGTGCCTTCTGGTTTTTTATTTAGCTGTTGGTTGGATGCGCTTGGCCTCAAGATCACGATCCATAAGAAAGAAACTGTACGATAAGACAGGCAAGCCACAGAAATGTGATGCCTGTAGTACAGATACACCTTGGTTCGTTTGTTTGTTAGCTACAGAAAGTCCACCAACTTATCATACAATCTGTATTGATTGTTACGAGGCAGATACATGGCAAGCAAGAGTCGCGCTAAAGGAGACTACCACGAAAGAAGATTCGTTGAGTGGCTCAAAGCCCTTGGCTTCAAAGCAAAAAGGCAACCGCTATCAGGAGCGTTGGGAGGAGAGTATAGCGGAGACATCATCTGGGAAGTCAGAGGCAACCCAATGGTGGTTGAAGTAAAGTACAGAGACAAGTCTGGATTCCCGAATCCATTCACTGTAGTTAGAGATGTACTGTTTTACAAACGCAGGACAGGCACACCAAAAACATTAGTAATCTTTGATGGCGATGTGTTCGCAGAAAAGATTGCACCATTATTATTGGAGAACCACAATGTCATTTCTACTAATGGCGAGGGCAATCAAGGCTGATATACCTGACTGCTATGCCAAATGGTTGATGGTCGTACTAGCTGACCATGCCAATGAAGATACTCATGAGTGCTGGCCTAGCCTAGCTAGGTTATCTGATCGCACACAGATGAGCGTACCAACTATAACTAGAAAACTAAACTGGCTTGAAGAACAGGGGCTAGTAACTAGAGTGCGCGGATCTAATCAGCGATCAACTTTGTACACCATCTTCCCTATTGCAGAGAGCAACACCACTGTTGCACACAGCAAGTCCACTGTTGCAGAGGGAAACACTAACCTATCAACTAAACTATCAACTAAAAAGAAGATGGCAGTTCCAGAAGATTGGTTACCAAGTGAGGAACTAAAGCAGTCTATCGATCTTAAGCTACAGGAGAACCAAGACCATGACTATGAAGCGAATCAATTCTGTTGTCACCACGCCAGCAAAGGAAGCACGTTCATCAACATCGACCTCGCTTACAGGGGCTGGTGCTATCGAGCCTTTAACTGGCGATCAGATAGAGCAGGGTCTGGCAAGACTACTGGAACTGGCAAGTCCACACGAGGTAGACAGAAGGCTTCTCATTTCGCTGGAATCGCACACGGGCTATCCAGTAAGAGAAATAAGCAGGACGAAGTTCACTGATACAGATTATCAGACCATCGTTCAACGCTACGAGATTACATGCACCGACATAGATGGCATAGATAGGGCCATAACCGCCGTTAGAAAGGCACTGGTGCCGCTTCCGAAGAATCAGATAGAAGATCAGCTAACCATGCTTGCAACGGTTGTGGTGAAGCCTTCTATGGAGAGTTCAGAAGATCAGCTAGTGCGAATAGAATCATTAGCTAGTTTATTGCATGAGTATCCAGCCGACATTGTACTCTATGCAATAGAGCGAGTGACCAAGACATCTAAGTTTTGGCCTTCGTTCGCTGAGTTTTATCAGCACATCGATTGGATGTTGGCAAAACGTAACCTGATGTTAAGAGCATTGGAAAGTAAAAGGGTTGCACTTACTGCACAGTTGCAGTAAAATATTTCAGTAAAGGAGAACCAAATGCCAAGAACATCTACAATATCAAATACAGAAGGACACAGAGAAGTCATCAAAGATTTCTTTGATTCTTTCCCTGCCAATCGCAACACATACAAAGCTCCTGACGGTTATATGTTTGACACACATATATATCATCATAGTCGTAAAGACAGAAAGCATGGAGGCGATCATGTGTATGCGCCTAGAATTGGAGGCACTTGGTTAGGGTGCAAAGTTATAGCTAAAACACAATCTAAATGGCATGGAACTCGTGGTAATTACCGCGTTTATACAACCATGCTTTGTTTAATAGGAGAACCAAATGAATAGGATAGGATTTATTGGCGGTAGCGATATGCGCCGCATCATGGATGGCGATTGGACATCGCTATGGGAAGAAAAGACAGGCAAGGTAGAGCCTGTTGATCTATCAGATAACCTAGCAGTACAGCTAGGCACAATCACAGAACACTTCAATAAAGAATGGTTCAACAAACAGCATACAAGTGAAGGCTGTGAGACCATTGCCGCAGGTCACAAAGGTGTAGGTCATGGCCTTACAGCAGAGATGAACTGGGAAGGTGTGCCCCTTAAGGGACAGGTCGATGGTCACATCATGGTGAACAGAAATTTCACTGATGAAATCATTGAGTGCAAACACACCTATGATATGAACAAGATGGAGGCATGTCTGCAAATGTACATGCCGCAGATGCAGTTCTATATGTGGGTGCATCAGGCCAAGGGCTGTTACCTATCAGTTATCTTTGGAAATCGCAGATGGGAATCTGTCTATGTAACTAGGGATTGGGACTACATCCACAAGATGCAAGTTCACCTGACTGAGTTCTGGAGGCTTGTCAGAGATGACACACGCCCTTTCGCAGATGAGCAGATACCACCTGTGTCTATAGATAAGATCAAAGTTGATGGCCTAGTACGCAGGGATGCGTCATCTGATAACGAGTTTATCAGCAGATGCCATGACTACATTGAACATGAGCCAAATGCCAAGCTGTTTGATTCAGCCAAGTCTGAACTAAAAGCTATGGTTAGTAACGATGAGCGAGAAGTTTACTGTGACCTTCTCACCATCAAGCGCGACAAGCGCGGATCACTTCGTGTCACAGTTAACAAGGAGAACCAAGATGTCTAAGGATAATCTAAAACTATGGAACACAGTGTCTAAGTCTGACCCTAAGTTCCTCAAGAAAGTATCGTTTGGATCACGCTCATTTACAGCCATTGATCCACAGTATCAGGTTAGATCAGCAACAGAACAGTTCGGTACAATAGGCCACGGATGGGGGTGGAGCAACGAGACACGCTTCATCGACGTGTCGAATGGCGACACCGCCGTTATAGCTGACGTAACCATATGGACAGGATCGCCTGACAATTCATTCGGACCTTTCTCTGGATGCAGAAAGTTCTTTGATTCTGCCAAAGGCAGGATGGCAGAGGACGCACCAAAGATGGCAATCACCGATGGTCTTACCAAAGCTATGTCACATTTAGGATTTAATGCCGATGTGTTTCTTGGCGAGATGGATGGTAACAAATACGCCGCCGACTCAAAGGCTGGCAAGCAAACAAGCGGAGGATGGTAATGTTTTACGGAAACCAAATAGCATCTTTAGATGCAAAGCTAATCGATATAGATCGCAAGCTAGAGCAACTAATCTGGTCTATGAAAAAGCCTGTAAAGAAACAGGTTAAGCCTAAACAAAGACAAAGGTCTGACCATATCAAACCATTTATAGATAGAATAGCTGGCAGATACAAAAGCAAACACGATCTAGTACAAGAAACAGGTTTAACATATCAAACAATTACTACTTATATCAGACACGCAAGAGCCAATGGTCACAATATTGTTAGGCGAAGAATAAAATTAAAGAGACCACATTTACCACATGGCTTTGTTATGGTTTCACAATATAAATTAGTAAAGGATAAATAGCATGAACGATTACGATAACACTAACAGAGGCGCGGCCTTCAAGCCGTTTCCAGAGCAACAGTTTATCCTGCAAGGTAAGCTAAACATTATGGGTGATGAGGGTCAAGTAGCACTCATCATGGCTGAGTCTAAGGATGGCAGTAAGCGCATAGAAGTATATCAACGCGCTGGTGTTCTATTTGCAAACAAAGATAAGAGCGATGAAAACAAACAGCCAT